AGACGGCGCAGTATATACAGACCACCAAAACGCAACAAGAACAATTTTCTAATATGAGCATATTCACATACTACCCCAAAATTGCATACAAAGTTGATGATTACAATTTCTTAAAAGCAATTGATATCAACGTAGTCACTAAGATAAAAGACTTTCTTACGCAATACAGAGGAATTTCATACACGCCGTATATCGTTGGTGATGGAGAAAGTCCAGACTTCATTTCGTATAAATTTTATGAAGATCCAGGATATGATTGGATTATCATGTTGACTAACAACGTGCATAGCATATATGATGACTGGCCAAGAAACTCCGAGTCATTTAAAGAATATATCATATACAAGTATGGTAGTTTACAGAACGCAATGTCAACAACAAAGTATTACTATGATGCTGGCGGAAATATAATTGATGTTATAGAATACACAAGTTTAGCAACAAACAACAGAAGCGCAGAAACAGCTTATGAGTATGAATTAAGATTAAACGTAAACAAGTCTAGAATTAAAATTTTAAATAGAAGCGCAATTAATTCAGTTGAATCTGGCTTAAGATCAATTCTAAGCAAACCTATTATATAATATATGGCAACTTCACAATATTATAATTTACCTAATCCGTTCGGAAGAACTTCGGATGATATAGGGTTTGAAACCGCAGATTTAACGCTGAACACGAAAGACTCTGTTCGTAGTAACATTGGCGGAACTTTTGTTATCAATGAAATTTCAATCATAACAAGACAGAATTTAAAAATCTCACTACTTGAAGCATTTGAAAGTTTAGAAATTGATGAGAATGTGTTTTCTTCTTCTGTAATCGGTGCTGTTATACTAACTGACATTGGTGGTGGTATAGAAAAATTCCAACTGCAAGGTGGCGAACGACTAATTATAAAGCTATCGAAGCCAATCACAAATGAGATATTGCTTTGGCGTGAAGATTTCATCGTCAATAAGATTGGCGCACACACAATCAATATGGAAACTGTTGGCGCAAGATATGCGTTATATTTTTCATCTAGAAGTTTTGTGAACTCAATGAAGAAGAATCTGTTTAAGAGTTATAAGAACACATCTCTTGCAAGTGCAGTTAAATCTATGTTTAGTGAGATGTCAAAAAATGATTTGATGATAGAAGATCCAAAAATAACATTGACAACGCCGTTCATATCAACAGGTCTAATGCCACATAAAGCAATTGAAGCAATGGCACAAAGAGCATGTTCAAAATCTAAGTTTTTTTTATTTTTTGAAAGATTTTTTCCAGTTGTTGGCACATATGCAGATGGCAAACCATTTGCGTCAACACATTTCTTTGGAAGCTACGATAAACTAGTTGAAGACTCAACTAATTATGGTGTGCATAATATATTCTTTGATCCGAATCAGAACGCTAAAATTGAACCTAATTACATTCGTGCGGCTAGATTCACTAAAAAAGACAACTTCAATCATTTGGAGTTAATGTTGTTTGGACATTACAATACAACTATAACTTCTCTTGACCCAATCAAAAGAAATCACACAGTAAACAATGTTGGATATTCAAAAGAAAGCAATTCAACTAAAGATTTTTATTCAAATAAATTGCTAGACAAGAATAACATTTTCAGCACATACAATAGTAATGAGAATGAAATTCAGGGAAGAAAATTAATCTTTTCATCCCCATACTTGAACGATACTGTTCAACGCAGTAATTGGTTAGAGACTAATATCTTTGGCAGTTTATCTAAAAACATGTTTAAGATTGAACTTGATATTCAAGGCGCAACAAACAATATTGGTGCAGGTCATGTTGTGAATTTTATTACACCAAGTGGATTGGAAAAGAAATTGATTCCTGGTAAATCAAACATCTTGGCTGATGAGTATCACTCTGGCAGATATTTTGTATTTGGTGTTAAGCACAGCATTACATTGTCAACCTATATTAAAAAACTAGAGTTGTCTAGAGGCTCACTTCCTATGGATTTCAATAAAAACAATTTGACAGAAAAAGATTTGTCAGAGTTACAATACTTATAAGAGAGTTACTTCAAATGAGTTTAAAACTTAAATTTTCAGAGTACGTAGAGTTAAAAGACTACAAAGCATTTCAGCTAGTAGAGAAACAAATTCTTTACAACAATGGCGCAAAGTATGGGCAGATTGTGTTCCTTGCTGGTGGTGCGGGTTCGGGTAAAGGTTTTGCTGTTCAGCATTTTATGCAAGGCTCCGACTTTAAGATACGTGACGTTGACGAATTAAAGATTGCATTTCAGAAACTAGATGCACTTGGTAAATTTACGACTCAAGATTTGCTTGACAAATATGGTAACAAGATTTCCGAGAAAGATAAAGAACTTATTCAAAGAGAATTGATTGATGCAAATGTAAAGATGGGTGAATTGAATCTTAAGACTCCAACTCATGTTTACATATTACACGTTCTCATTCGTGCGACTGACGTAAAAAACAAGACGTTAGATTTAATGCTTGCTGGCGCTGAAAAAGGTCAATTACCAAATCTTATTTTTGACAGCACATTCAAAGAAGTTTCAGACATGACTGATGTTTTACCAAAACTATTTGAAGCTGGATATCAACCAAAAGATATTCACGTATCTTGGGTTCTTACAAACTATCAGATTGCAATTAAGAATAACAAATCAAGAGCAAGGGTTGTGCCAGAAGATATTTTACTTGCGACTCATGCAGGTGCGGCACAGACTGTATATAACTTAGTGACAACTGCTATGCCACCTTCAGTACAAGGTGGTGTTTACGTCATTCTAAATAATCCAGAAAATACAATTTTTATTGTTGACCCACAAACAAATAAAGCATATAAAGACAAGAAAGGTAATCCTGTCATTAAAGACTTTAAGTACTTAACACTCAAAGAACCAGGAAAACCTGCTAAGAAAGAACTTGATGTGAAAAAACAATTACTCACTTGGATTAAAGACAATGTTCCTCCAGGCGCAGTAGACACATCAGAGTTAGACAAGCTATGAAAAAATTTAAAGAGTTTATACAAGGAACTACTCTGTCGCAAGAAGAGTGGGAAGAAGAAGTTTACGGTCCAGAATTAATTGAGACACTTAAACAAGTAGATGGTAAGTGGGCGTTAGTCTCAAAGAAAACTGGCAAACCATTACGCTATTACAAAGGTGAAGGTAAGCCATCAGATGAATGGGTTGCAAATCAAGAGAGACAGATTCAGTACTTTAAGCATTTGGGATAATTGATGAAAAATTTTATTGGGCAAGATGGATTTGTTTGGTGGATTGGAGTTGTTGAAGATATCAACGATCCATTGACGCTCGGCAGATGTAAAGTGAGATGTTTTGGATATCATCCTGCAAAATCAACTAATCTAGTTCCGACTGAGGACTTGCCTTGGGCGTTAACTATTCACCCCCTAAATACTCCAAACTTGTACGGAACACCAAAAGCTGGAGATTGGGTTTTTGGTTTCTTCTTAGATTCTCTATCAGCGCAAGAGCCTGCAATTCTCGGATACTTACCTGCGATACCAGAAGTTGCCGCAGAGTATTTTGGTACTGCACCAAGCACGACTAGAAATTTTGCAACTGTTACTGAAAAGAATTCAATTGTGTGGAACACAAATGATGATAAGATTACTCTTTCAACGAATACTAATTTTAGACTTCACGGAAATACAGAGTTAAGATTTTCTGATGGGCTGAACAATACTACCCTGAATGAATTGATATTAAGAATAAAAGCACTGGAAGATAAGAACATACTGCAAGACGCTGAAATTGCTGTTGCAAAGACTCTTCCGGTACTTGAGGCTTAATAAGGTTAATATCATAGGCTACACAGTAGTGTAACACTATGTCAAGCAAATGTCAACATTTTATAAGGAATAATTATGACAAATCACGAAAACTTAGTAAATTTATTTGAATCATATCTCGCAGAGAATGATAAGTTTCAAAACAAAGGCAATAAAGCCGCAGGAACTAGAGCAAGAAAAGCACTAGCAGAGTTTACAAAAGCCGCAAAAGAACGAAGAAAAGAAATTCAAGAGTCGAAAACGGCAGAACAAACAACATAAATAAAAGAAAAAAATGGCAGAAATCGCATTCTTCAAAGACTTAGCTTTAGACTTCACTCCCCATCCGGTGAGTGGAGATGTTCGTCCTATCACAAATGAAACGGCAATTAAAAGGTCATTGATGAATTTAATCAGAACAAAGAAAGGTACACGTCCTTTCAATCCTGAATATGGATGCGATATCAGCAATTACTTGTTTAGCTATGAACCTGGATTTACTGAGTACAATTTACAAAAAGAAATAACTGACGCAATCAACAAGCACGAACCTAGAGTTTCTGTCAATGAAGTTGATATAAAATTTCAAGAAAATGGAATTGAATTAAACATACAATATATTATAAAAAACATCAATAGAGCCGGTTCTATATCAACATCGTTAACGAGGGCGGCATAAAATGGCCATAGACAATAATTTAAGAATAGACGAACTTAACTTTGAAGGTATCAAAACTAACTTCAAAAGATACCTACAAGCACAGGATCAATTCAGAGATTATAACTTTGATGGTTCTGGTATGTCTGTTCTTTTGGATATGTTGGCATACAATACTTACTACAATTCATTCTATATGAACATGGTAGCGTCTGAAGCATTTTTGACAACAGCACAAAAAAGAAACTCTGTTGTAAACTTAGCGAATTCGTTAAATTATGTACCACGTTCAACATCGTCAGCATCTATTACTGGCACACTAACACTCACAGTTGCTAATTCGCCATCGAGTGTTACTATTCCAGAATACACAGAATTCAATGGATCAATTGACGGAGTTGCATACAAATTCTTAAACGTTAATTCAAAAACTATCTTCTCAAATGCTGGTGTGTTTTCCGACACTATCACACTTAAAGAAGGCACACTTATCACGACACGATATACTGTTGTGACTGCCGATGCGGATCAAAGGTTTTTAATTCCAAATTCAAGAGTAGACACCACAACATTAAATGTGACAGTTTTAAATTCTTCTGTAGATAGCACAACAAGAACATTTACGCCATCAGAAAATCTGGTTGAACTTAATGCAACTTCTTTAGTTTATTTTATACAAGAGACTGAAGATGGATTGTACGAATTAAAATTTGGTGATGGTGTCTTTGGCACCGCACTAAGTAATGGAAACATTCTAGTCATTCGATACCTAGTGTCTAATGGCGCACTTGCAAATGACATTAATGCATTGACATATGCAGACACAATCACAAACGTTACGGCTGCAACTTTTACCGCAGCCGATCCTGCAACTGGTGGTTCGGCTAGAGAATCTATAGCGCAAATTAAATTCAATGCACCAAAATCATATGAAGCACAAAATCGTGCAGTTACTGCTGAAGACTACAGAGCATTGTTGTTAGCACAACCGACTGTTGACTCAGTTGTTGTATGGGGTGGCGAAGATAATGATCCACCTACATACGGAAAAGTTTTTATTGCAGTCAAACCAGTAACTGGTTCCGTTTTAACGGCTACCGAAAAATTGAATTTAATTTCTTCTGTTATTGCCCCTAAGAAAATTCTTACAGTACAAACAGAGATTGTCGATCCAGAATATATTTACATTAGCATAAGCACTACTGTAAAATATGATGCGAAGAAAACATCACTATCATCAGATACAATTTCAAATTTAATTTTAGATACAATCAAAGCATACAATCTTTCTGATATTGATAAGTTTGGAACATATTTTAGATATTCAAAATTATCTAGACTGATTGACATGTCAGAGAAATCTATTTTAAGTAATGTTTTAATTGCAGAAATGCGAAAAGAGATTGATGTTCAATTGGGCATTGGCACAAGATATGAAATCAATTTTTCAAACGCAATCGATAACTCAACAAATGGTAGACCAACAACATCTGCATACGGAGTTGGTAACAAAATAACATCAAATGCATTTAGCTTTGGTGGGTTTTCAAATTGTTTCTTAGATGACAACAATGGAATTATTCGTATCTATAGAGTTTTAGGATTAGATAACATTGCAGTTTCTATCAACGCTGGATCAATCAACTATACAACAGGTAAAATTGTATTAACTAATTTTGCACCAACAGCATTTAATGATGGCACTACGACATTAAAAATAAATGCGGTTCCTCAAGATAAAGATATTCTTCCACTAAGAAATCAAATCATATCTATTAGAGGTGCAGACATTTCAATCACAATGGTTGACGATAACTCAATTAGCTTAGTTAGCAGATAACAATGGCAGATTCTAATTTCAAGCCATCATTTGGCATAGAAACATTACTTTCGGGAGACCTTGCTGTCGAGTCCGAAAAGTTTTTGTTGTTTATGAAAGCATACTATGAATGGATGCAAACAACAAAAATAGAAATTACAAGTACTGTTGGTACGTTTGTAAAGGGTGAAACTATTATTAGTGCATCTGGTGCAAAGGCAGTAATCAGAGAAGTTGCTAGTGGTGAATTAATCGTACAAGTTGATACTAGAAAACCATTTAACTTATTGGAGATCATAACTGGTCAAACATCGTTAGCGACAGCAAACATAAGTTTGGTTAAAGATAACGTTGTGCGTAAAAGTGGAAAGATATTAGACTATCGCAATCTAGAAACATCTATCGACCAATACGTTGATTATCTAAGAGATGAATTATATCCAAGCATTCCCGTAACATATTACGGCGACAAAAGAGCAGTTGCGGCAAGATTTAAAGAATTATTCATATCTAAGAGTAATGAAGATTCGTATAGATTTCTTTTCAAATTATTGTATAATGATAACATTGACTTTTATTATCCAGGAACTGACGTTCTGCGTATATCTGATGGTAACTTTGAAAAGACTCAAATCATTAGAACAGTCGCTACGGCAACGGGCACAAACTCTTTGGGCGACCCATTTGACAGAGACATATTCTTATTTTTAAATAAAACAATTCGTGGACAGTCTTCAGGATTTCTTGCAAACGTAGTTGACATTAAAAAATTCTTTATTGGTTCGAGAGAAGTTGCTGAGATGACACTCAAACTTGTCAGCGGTACATTTACTGCTGGTGAGACTATTGTTGATATTGATGATGATAATCTTACTACAACAATTTATGGTATCATCAATGGCGTTACAATTATTGATGGTGGTTCTGGATATGAAGATGGTGATGTTATTACCATTACTGGTGATGGTGCAGAAGCACAAGCTAAAGTTTCATCAATTAAAGAATCGCCAATTAGTGCATTGAAAGTAAATACAATCGGGCATGGTTATCAATTAAATACTGAAGCAATAATCAACAACAGCGGAACTGGTGGTACTGGTTTTCTTTTTGAAGTTTCTGAACTCGCAAACACATACACAATAACTTCTGGTGCAAATACATATACTGTTGGTGAAATTTCTAAATTATCTATTATCAATAGAGGTGAAGGATATTTCAAAAAACCAACTGTCACATTAGAAGATACGACAATTTCTTCTTTAGGATTGTTGTCTAACAATCTAATTACAATTTCAAATGCTGGTACCAATTATGGTGTTGGCAATACATTAATATTTACTGGCGGTGCTGGCGCAAATGCGGCTGGACAAATTGCGTCTGTTACAGAAACTACCACATTTGATCTTTTGTTTGAAGACGGCTTTCAAATGAAAGCTGATGGTAGTTACTACGACATTATCAAAAATGAAGACTGGTTAGTAAAAGGTCCAATCAAACGTATTGAATTAACAAATTTCGGTACTGGATATACTTCAGCAAATTTACCTTCAATCACTATATCTACAACAACTGGTTCTAGTGCAAATTTGATTGCAACAAACATTCAAGGTAAAAGTGCAAATGTTAGTATAGACACTTCAAATAATATTACAGGCATAGGTTCTATTCGTTCTGTTGAAATTACAAATTTTGGTATCAACTATAGTGCAGCCAATGTATCTGCATCTGCTGTTGGTGACGGAAACGCAAATCTTGTTTCTGTCATTACAGGGCTTGGAATTAAAGAAGGCGTTTTTCTAGATGATGATGGTAAAGTTAATTTCAAAATTATTCAAGACTCTTATTACTATCAAGATTACTCTTACGTTATTAAGAGTGGATTAGCATTTCAAACATATTCTGATACATTAAAAGCCATTATTCATCCTGCAGGCCTGCAGCCTTTTGGTGAAATTTTATTGTTTGATGAACTTGATTTGACGATGTTGATGAGCAGCACGATAACTACACTTGAAAATATTAATGAATATATATTGTATATCTTTAGTGCTTTAGATATTCAAAATTCTATAGTAAATTCTGCA